GTAGAAATACAGGAAAAGATTGTAACAAAGACTAAAGTGATCCGTGAAAAGGGTAAAGACATTATCAAATACATTGATAAAGAAGTAGTCAAAAAAGAAGAAGTTATCAAGTATGTAGAAAACTGCCCTGTCCCTAAAGAAATCATAGACTTACACAATCAAGCCGCTGAGTTGAATAAGGCTGCTACAAAATGAAATATCTATTAATACTTCTATTATTAGCCGGTTGTTCTACGACAGTTCCCGTAACTCAGAAGTTCCCAAACGCTACTCCTGAATTAATGAAGAAATGTGAAGACCTCAAAAAGATTGAGGGTGACAAAGTAGCTATTACCGAAATGATGAAAGTTATAATCCATAACTACTCATTGTATTGGGAATGCAGTGCCAAAGTAGATGGTTGGCAAGATTGGTACAACGCACAGAAGAAAATCTATGATAACATTGCAAAATAGTAGTATATTATTAGCATTATGTTTATTGACCGGGTGTGCAACAGTAGACAATTATCCAGTCTATGTAGAAGCACAGAAGTCATTAAGTAGAGATGCTACTGTAGCAGAAGCCGCACGTATAGCAGCCTTGACCGAAATGGTTAAGAGTTCAGATAATCAAGTAAAGATACAAGCTATCAAAGCACTACAAGAAATCCAGCGTAGTAAGCGTCCTATTATCATACAACAACCCAAAGGTATGTTTGGAAACTGATAAATACATTATAGTCTAGGAATTATAATGACACAAGAAGTTATTGAAACAGGTGAAATACCGAACGATGGTTCCGGTGATCCACTCCGTTTAGCCTTCGACAAAATTAACAACAATTTTGCTAACTTATTCACCACAATAGGTGCCAATGTAGAGTTGATTGATTCCTCACAATTCCCTGAAGCAACCGTATCCAACAACGGTGGCACACAGAATATTTTAAATATTGGTCAAGTTGTTTTCAACACTAATATTATCTCAGATTCTACTCCAGCTGAACCTCAGTTATTGTCATTTACTACAACCGAAGGTCCGTACGGAGCACAAGAATACATTAACATTGGTGTAACACCCAATGATGGTTTAGGAGATCCTTTACGAGTTGCGTTTGGTAAAATTAATAACAACTTTAGTAATCTATTCTTTACTACTGTTAATACAAGTAATGTTTACACAAGCGGATTAACTGCAGGACAAGTCATATATGAATATCCTGCAAATGCATTTACTCAAGGTATGTTCCAAATTCGTTCAAGCGATCCAGGAACTCCTGATAGTCAAGATATCACAATTTCAGCACAACTTACAAACAACAATGACGCAGTGAAATTCACTGGTTATGCTATGACTTTTGCAGGCAATGCATTGACACGTTACGATATGGATGTGTCAGGTGGTAATGTTAGAATTCTTGCTAATCCTATTGCAAACACATTCATACTACACTTTATAGCATCTCAGGTTACATTCATTGGTGAAATAACACCTGGTGTTGATATTGGTCTAAATGGATATGTTGATTCTGTGTTGGGCACAGAGAATAATGATATCTTAACTACAGAAAATTAAGATGAGAGCCAAAGAGTTTATAGTAGAACAGAAATTAGATGACGTACACGATGGTTTGTCTATTGTTGCAAAGTCACTGCCTAATACTTTTATTATTCCTGATTTACAAAATCAAGATTTTTATCAGCTATACCGTTTTGGTGTAGCGATGGCTGCAGTCAGAGGAGAGAGTGGTAACGATAATGTTAAAAATGGTTCTGAACCTGAATTTCGTGCTGAATCTGAATGGGGGGAGCATCAAATTGTTAGTTCAATGGATCCTGAAGTAGGACAACTGATTGATAAAGCATTAAGTAAAATAGGTAAGTCAGGTAAAAAAGCAGTCAGCTCATCGACAAGTGATGAAATGGATGATGCACTAACACAGTCACCAATGAAGGCCTTTAAAGGATATAAACGATGAGAGCAAATGAATTTGTATCCGAAAGTAAGAATGGAAAAATAACTAAACGTCAACAGCAGCCTACACGCGGTTTGAATATATTTGCTGACACTCAATTTGACCGACTATATGATTTGAATCGTGTAATGATGGCAGTTGCGTGTAGCGATGGTGTGAATCCTATAGAAATGAATGCAGAAAGTTGGGTTGGTAAAAACAATACGGCACATCCGTATACCAAAGAAGAACAAGCTATGTTAAAATTAGCATATAAAGCCACCGGTATCACGTATAAAGATTTGAACAAAGGTGATCTAAATAGCCAAGAATTAGAATCAACTAATACACAAAGCACAATAAAGCCTTTCAAGGGCTACAAAAAATAATTTCATCGTTGATATAGAGAATAAGTAATTATATCAAATTACAGGATTCTCAATGATAGATATTAACAACACTTTAGATTTAATCAAATTAAAATTTTACAATGAATGGCTTTACACCGCTCATATTTACGATGAGGGCAACAGCCCAATGCACGAAAATCTCACCAAAGAAGTAGTTATAAAATATATAGATCCAATTAACTTGCCAAAAAATAGTAAAATATTAGATTTGGGATGTGGCCCAGGATATTTCCTAGATGAGATGAAAACTCGTAATTACACAGATGTTACTGGTGTTACACTAAGCCCGGGTGATATTAAAATCTGTGAGGACAAAGGTCATAAAATTGCAAAATATGATTTAAGTTTCTTACCACAAAAAGACGGATACTTTGATGAAAGTGTTGACTTCATCTTTTTACGTCACGCATTAGAACATAGTCCATATCCTATCTTTAGTATTATGGAATACAATCGTATTTTAAAACAAGGTGGTAAAATTTACATTGAAGTTCCCGCTCCAAACTGTGACCGTAGACACGAATGGAATTTAAATCATTATAGTATTTTGGGTGAACAACAACTAGCCGCGTTATTAACACGTTGTGGATTCAATATTGATTATTTTAATAATTTAGAATTTGATATCCAAACTCCAAATGAAAGTGGTGAAATGGTAACCGCAAAAGAAAAATATTATTGTATCCTTGCTACAAAAGCAAGACCTTTAGATATTAAATAATAAAAACGGCTCTGCCGTTTTTTTATGGATATAAATACTCTCTATGAGTAAGCCATTAAGCAACGCACCTTCATTAGTAAAGAATCCTTATACTAAAACAGTTTTTAAAACTGATAAAGAACTACAGGATTTTATCAAATGCTGTGACCCAGATACAGGTTATCTATATTTTATGGATAACTTCTTCTACATACAACACCCTACAAAAGGTAGTATGGTTTATCACCCTTGGCCCTATCAAAAACGATTGATTGAAACCTATCACAACTTTCGTTATTCAATCAGTTTGATGCCTCGACAATCAGGTAAGTCAACTTCAGCCGCAGGATACTTGCTTTGGTACGCAATGTTTGTGCCAGACTCAACTATCTTAGTTGCGGCACACAAGTATACAGGTGCTCAGGAGATTATGCAACGTATTCGTTATGCATATGAAAACTGCCCGGATCATATTAAAGCAGGTGTGACCACATACAACAAAGGATCATTAGACTTTGAAAACGGTAGTCGTATTGTAAGTGCAACAACTACTGAAAATACAGGTCGTGGTATGTCTATTACATTACTATACTTAGATGAGTTTGCATTCGTTAGACCAAGTATCGCTAAAGAATTCTGGACAGCTATTACACCAACACTAAGTACTGGTGGTAAAGCTATTATCACAAGTACTCCAAACAGTGACGAGGATCAGTTTGCATTCATCTGGAAGGGTGCTAATAAGACTGAAGATGAGTTTGGCAACACAACTGAACTAGGTGTAAACGGCTTCAGAGCATACAGAGCATTTTGGAACGAGCAACCGGGCAGAGACCAGAAGTGGGCTGATGAAATGAAAGCACAGCTCGGTGAGGATCGTTTCAACCGAGAGATTGGTTGTGAGTTCATTATTGCTGACGAAACATTGATTAATCCAAACACACTAATTATGATGGAAGGCATTGAGCCTGTTAGTCGTATAGGACAAGTACGTTGGTATAAGAAACCAACTAAAGGTAATATTTATTGTGTAGGATTAGATCCTAGTCTAGGTACAGGTGGTGACCCGTCAGCTATTCAAATATTTGAAGCAAACACTACTACTCAAGTAGGTGAATGGAAGCACAATAAAACTGACATTCCAAGTCAGATTAAACTATTGGCTCAAATTAACAAACATATTGCTGAATGCACCAATGAACCCAACAACATTTACTACAGTATTGAATGTAACGGGATAGGAGAAGCCGCAATCGTGTCATTAAATGAATACGGAGAAGCAAATATTCCGGGTATTTTTATCAGCGAAGTAGGTAAAGGACGTAGAGGATTTAACACAACTAATAAGAGTAAATTAGCAAGTTGTGCTAAGTTTAAAACATTGGTTGAAAGCAAGAAAATGACTGTAAATAGTCGTAGTCTTATTTCAGAATTAAAAGCATTTGTAGCACATGGTGGAAGTTATGCGGCTAAAATAGGTGATACAGACGATTTGATTATGGCCAGCTTATTAGTAACACGTATGTTACAACAATTAAGTGACTACCATTATGACTTAGAGAATCAAATCAGAGACCACAATGAAGTTATAATGCCGTTGCCCTTCTATGCTGTTATGGGTTAAAGTTAGATAAATACATTATGCCAAAAAATACAGAATCCTTAAACCGTTCATTATTCGATCTTTTACACAGTAAAGGATTTGACCCTACTATGCTTGACACCTCAGGTAAGGAAATTCCTACCCCTGAAGAAGCTGAAGTATTTCAATTCAATTTTGTCAAAGACGGAGAAGATTACGGTAAAGTAACTATCTCTATTGATGGATTGCATAAATTATGTATATACTTCAGTGACGAGGTAGCTAATAGTGAAAAAGAAGAAAGTCATGGGGAAGATGAATCTTGGTACAAAGTATTAAATCAATTGAAGCGTTTTGCACAAAAGTATCAATTGAGTTTTGAATTAAAGAATATTGACCATTTGAAACACGACATGGCAAAAAGGGAATATATGAAAAAGCAAGAAAGAATATCTGAAGGTTACTACCCAATGGGTAAAAAGGCAAGTTACAATGATGCTGTGCCAAATGTAAAAATTGTATTACAGCATACTCGCCAAATTGAAGAAGGTGAGCAACGCTATCGTAATATTGCTAAAATCTTCCTAGAGAATAGTGAAGGTGAACGTTTCTTAGCCCCAACTATCAAGCCGGGCATTGCACGTGTATATGGTCGATTGATTGCCGAAGGTGATAAGCCACATGGTGAGCGTTGGAATCACGTTACAAGTTTAGTAGAAGAATATCAAAAGATGGGTGCGTTTGTTCGTGCCACACGTAATGGTCAGTTCAATGAATCAGCACAGCGACTAGTTAATGAAGGTATCAATCACTATCAAGGTCTACGTGAAACATTAAGTAGAATGACCGGCCATCGTGGTTACAATACTTACTTTGAAAGCTGGACACCATCATTGATGGAAGAAGAAAGTGAAGAAAACAACTTAAATGAGTTGTTTGTGCAAGAAACATTAGATCCACGTATTGAAAGTGTAATGCCAATATTGAATAAGCTACAGAAGAAAGTAGCAGAGATGAAAGAAGTCGGTGAATTAAGTGAATGGGCAGACAACCTAATTGACGAAGGTGCAGCCGTGGATGCATACATGGCAGGTAAAAGTCCGGCACTTGCACACTTTGCTGACAAGTTAGACAAAGAAATAGATGAAGGTCACGATGATATTGACGATCCAGTAGTAAGCGCAATAACTCGCCGTATCATACGTCAACACCCTGAATTATTAAAGCACGGTCCTGATAAAGTATTGGCTGCTATTGCCGACGTTGCAGATTTTGTAGGTGACGTTGAAGAAATTGGTTCAAGCGATGTAAGCGGTTGGGTAAAACAAGTAGAACGTTCATTGGGTAATATGCATGAAGGAATGTTCGATAAAGTTAAAGATGCTGTTAAAACAGTTGGCGGTAAAGTATTGGATAAATTAGGTCACGGTAGTGACGAAGAACTATTGAAAAAGATACAAAAGGATGCAGGCATACCGGCATCAGCACAACACAGTAAACCAAACATGGGTCATTCTAAAGATGAAGAACGCTTAGAAGAAGATGACATTGAAGAAAGCGGATTGCAGGCATATTTGGGTAATAAAAAATACGGCAAAGATGGTATGGATGCACTACGCAAAGCAGGTAGTGAGCATGCTAGCGAGAAAACAATGCAAAACATTCGTGCTAAGTATAGCAGTAAAGAAGAAGTTGCAGAAGATGGTGAGTTCGCAGGTGACTATGCTACAGGTGAAGCAGGTCAATGGCGTAACAAAGGACCTAAAGCTAACAAGCCAGCAACAATTGGTGATCTAGTTGGTGAAGGTCAAGACGACCTAGATGTTATTAAGCGTTTAATTAGTAAGTAATATGAAAATATCGTCATTGTTAAGAGAAGCACAAAAAGGTCCTACATTATCTTTAGATAAAGATTTAATGCAGAGAGCCATGTTGAAGTTTCCTGGCTATGATAGCCAACAGGCATTATCATTGTACATAGCTGATAAAGCTGCCAAACAACAAAAAACTGATGATGCACAAAATAACTTAATCAATAAACAGCAAAGTGCATTAAAAACTATTGGGCAAGAATTGCAAGATTACGAAGCACAAGCACAAGAGACTGACCGTGAAGTTGAAAGATTAAAACAACTAAGTGGTACATTGACAACTGGTAGTGCTGATAGACAACAGAAGGCTAAAGTAAGTGCTGATGAGTTAGAGAAGCTACAAAAAGATTTAGAAGCACTGAAATCTAAGCCTGGTATGGATCCAGAAAAATACAAAGAGATAGAACAACAGATTAGTGCTTTGGCTAATAGTAATGGTGCAGAAGATGCTGATGTTAAGAAGTTACAAAATCTAGTAAACAATATTCAAAGTAAAGCAAATGTTAATTATGATGCGGTTGCCGCACAACTTGAAAAAACAAAGCAGGATTTGGATAGTAAAGAAATGAGATTTCAAAACTACATTGATGATACTAACACATATAAGAAAACCTCTGCTGAAGAAATTCAAAAGTATTCTCAAATTGTAGATGCCGCTAAAGAAAAGATTGATAACTTTGATAAGTTTATGAATACAGAGAGAGATAATATTCTGAATCTTAGAGGTGAGATTCAACAAATGGCTGATGAAATCGCAACTAATATTAGATTTGTTAAACCTTCTATTCGCCCAAATGCAGCCGCAGTAGCACAGGGTGCTATCGATAATGCACAAGCTACATCACAGGTTGCAACACAACAATCTAAACCACCTGAGTTTGATCCTGAACTATTTGGTGATGAAGAAGATAAACCGACCATCAAAAACAGATCCGAAAGTAAAGTATTTGAAGAAGCTAATATGGCAGTTAGGCCTGCACTTGACTATTCACACGACCCGGATAAAGCTGAATGGATGACAAAATATTTACCAATGATGGTTCGTTCATTTAAAAAGAAATATGCTGTAGAATTAAGTAAGAAGCATCCAACCTATAGCGACCATCAGATTGCATATACAATCGAAGATAATATTGAGTTCTTATTCAAACACGAAGAAAATCCAATATCAAGACAAACAATGGATGCATTTTACAATTGGGTAAAAACTGATTTATTCGGTCAACCTCCTGAAAGCTCAACACTACATCTGAAACAAAATGATTTGTTTAGTGAAAGTTTAGACAAAACATACTCACGTATGTTGGATAACCTAATCGGACTACCTTATATAAAAGGGTAAAAAACCGTAGAAAAAAATGTGTTTACCCACAAACGGGATAAATACTATTGACATTCAGAGATAGTACTGCTATACTATCTCTAATGTTAGTCGTTTCACAGGGAAGCGGCGAATATTAAAAAACGAGACCATCTCAATTTTATAAGGAAATATTATCATGGCATCATTAGCAGACATTCGTGCTCGTATCGCGGCACAAGACAACAAAACAAACAACAAGAGTTCTAATACTCAATCAGATAACTCTATCTACCCCCATTGGAACATTGATGAAGGCACGACAGCAACAGTTCGTTTCTTGCCTGACGCAAATAGTAGCAATACATTCTTCTGGGTAGAGCGTCAACTAATTAAGTTGCCGTTCAATGGTGTCAAGGGTGATCCTAACATCAAGCAAACAATCGTTCAAGTACCTTGTATTGAAATGTATGGTACAGGCGAGACTTGCCCAATCTTGGCAGAAGTTCGTCCTTGGTATAAAGACGAAACATTGAAAGAAATGGCAAACAAGTATTGGAAGAAACGCAGTTATATTTTTCAGGGTTTTGTACGTCAGAACCCACTAGGTGATGACAAAGTTCCTGCAAACCCAATTCGCAGGTTTGTTATCAGTTCACAAATTTTCAATGTGATTAAATCTAGTTTGATGGATCCTGAAATGGAAGAATTGCCAACAGATTACTTGCACGGTGTTGACTTCAACATTAAGAAAACAAGTAAAGGTGGTTACGCAGATTACTCTACTAGTAATTGGGCACGTAAAGAATCACCATTGAATGAGTCAGAGCAAGCCGCAATTGAAGCACATGGTTTGTTCAACTTAACAGACTTCTTGCCCAAGAAGCCTAATGAAGCAGAGTTACGCATCATTAAAGAAATGTTTGAAGCATCAGTAGATGGTCAACCTTTTGACAATGAGCGTTGGGGTAGTTACTATCGTCCTTGGGGACTAGAAGCACCTGCAGGAGCGACAGCGGATAAACAAACAGCTACTACTGGAACTAGAGCACCCGCAACAGCACCCGTAGCAGAGACTTCAGCACCGTGGGAAGATGAGCCTGCAACAACAACTGCGCCGGTTAGTGTACCGGCAGCTGGTACATCAAGTGACAAAGCACAAGACATTCTAGCAATGATTCGTGCTAGACAAAATAAGTCTTAATAGGTGATGGGGCTTCGGCCCCTTCCTAAGGAGAACTAGATGACACTACCTGACGAAAGATACCGTGCCCTAAAGCAGGGTAAAAAACTATTGGAAGAATTATGCGATCCAGGTAAAACTCCACGTGTTCCTAGCTTAATCAGAGATAGGGCTAGAGGGGCATTACGACATTTCCCAAATGATTGGGAATTAGAATCTATCGCAGAAAAATGTCCAGATATGCTAGACAAACAACCGTTTAGTGTGTATACTAACGGAATACACAAACAATAAGGAATGATATGAAATACCTAGAAAAATTAAACAAAGTAAATGAATCATTTACCGTTAACCGATATGATAATGGCTTTATGATTGAAGTAGGTGGTCGTGATAATGAAAATGATTGGACGAACTGCAAGATTCTTTGCACTACTAGTGAAGAACTCTTTGCAGTAATCAAAGAAGCATTAGCAATGGAAGTAGATAATTAAAATGGGAAAACCTTTTGACATTAGTAAGTTCCGCAAGGACATTACAAAAAGTATTGAAGGTCTATCAATAGGATTTAACGATCCCACTGATTGGATCTCGACAGGAAATTATGCTCTCAATTATCTCATTAGCGGTGATTTTAATAAAGGCGTACCTCTTGGTAAAGTTACTGTCTTTGCCGGAGAGTCAGGAGCAGGAAAGTCATTCATCTGCTCAGGAAACCTTGTTAGACACGCACAACAACAAGGAATCTTTGTAGTCTTAGTTGACTCTGAGAATGCCCTTGACGAAGCATGGCTACACGCACTTGGCGTATCAACTGACGACAGTAAGTTGCTTAAATTAAATATGGCTATGATTGACGAAGTAGGAAAAACTATTTCTATGTTCGTTAAAGACTACAAAGCACTGCCTGAAACAGATCGTCCTAAGGTATTATTTGTAATTGATTCATTGGGTATGTTATTAACTCCCACTGACGTTAATCAGTTTGAAGCAGGTGATATGAAAGGTGATATGGGTCGTAAGCCTAAAGCACTAACAGCACTTGTTCGCAACTGTGTTAATATGTTTGGTTCATTAGGTATTGGTTTAGTAGCTACTAATCACACATATGCTTCACAAGATATGTTTGATCCAGATGATAAAATCTCAGGCGGTCAAGGTTTCGTTTATGCAAGCTCCATCGTAGTTGCTATGAAGAAATTGAAACTTAAAGAAGATGAAGATGGTAATAAGATTAGTGATGTACGAGGTATTCGTGCAGCCTGTAAGATTATGAAAACTCGTTATGCGAAACCATTTGAATCAGTGCAAGTTAAGATTCCGTATGAAACAGGTATGAGTCCTTATTCAGGTCTATTAGATATGATTGAGAAGGCTGAACTTGTTAAGAAAGAAGGTAACAGTCTTGTTTATACAACACTTGATGGTGAAATCATTAAAAAGTTTCGTAAAGCTTGGGAAGCAAATAGTGATGGATGCTTAGACAAAGTTATGACTGAGTATTCACAAAAATCAACAACAAAGATAAGTAATGTATCATCGGAGGAGGATGTTACAGAATGAAATTAGATTTTGTTGCGGAAGTATGGGACGCATTGCGTTCTCATATTGATTTCAATGACCGCACTGATGCGGCCGATTCACTAATCAATCTACTGATTGATAACAATTACGAAGCTGAAGATATCAAAGATGCCTTTAAAGGCGATAAAGAAATGCTAACTGCTCTTAAAGAGAATTTAGCACATCAAGATACTGAAGAATCGTATGAAGATTATGATGAAGACGAAGACCAAGAAGAATGGGATTAAATGTCAAATTGGTACACAAGGGTATCACAAAATTTAAATGTGATACCCGATTTCATCTCTCATTTTGAGAATGAATTATTATCTGCAAAAAGTGAGGTAAAGGTATACGGTAATGTTGAAAAGAACATTGCCGCTATTCCCGGAGTTACCGAACATCGTTTTAATCAACTACAAGAGATAGAAGCAGTATTGAACTATCTCAATATTAAATTACGGCAAATTCGCCGAAAGCATTTTCAAAAATATTTAGAAGCGTATAATAGAGTATTGACAAGCCGTGATGCTGAGAAGTACGTTGATGGTGAAGATGAGGTAGTTGACTTTGAAACACTTATCAATGAAGTGGCACTGTTAAGAAATAAGTGGTTGGGCATTATGAAGGGTCTTGAAGCTAAACAATGGCAGATGGGTCACATTGTAAGATTACGCACAGCCGGTATGGAAGATATTACAATAGGATAAACATGTCAAATAATAACCCCTGGATAATCAATGGTAGTAGTGGTGGAATCGGTATCGCAGCCGCAAGCCAAAATACTATTTCACTAAGTAATATATCTGGTTATAATAATAGTATCAGTTTAGGTGATTTAGAATTTGCATTCAATGATAACGTCAAAAAATATGAAGTCTATGAAATCAGTCAAGACCTTCTTGCACTAAGTGTATGTTGGGCACGATATCGCAAAGTTAAAGATGACCTTAAGGTACGTCCTACTATCACTAAACTATTAGATAGTGAATTATTCCGATTAGTAAGTGAAGATGATATTGTTCAAGCTAATAATATACGTGATTACTATAGTAAGAAAATCATGGTGTGGAAACTTAAGAATGTGGGATTTACTTCTTTCCGCAAAGATTTAAATACCTTTGTACATAGTGATGGTAAAACGTTCAAAGAAGATATGATTCCATTAGCATATCGTCTACCTGAATTCTACGAATATGATATTGAATTTGAAAAAATGTTATTTGAATACAACAAAGAAGTTAAGCGACAAGATGGTTTGTTGCAACCAGATAAAAAGAAATTGAAGTTTGTGAAACAACTAACAGTAAATAAAAAACGGTTTAAATGTAAAGAATATTGGTTTAGTGATAATCATAATAACTTGGTCGCACTTAATTTTGAGATAACTAACCCATTAATTTCATTATTAGATATGACAATTAATAATACAGATGTTATCATTGACGGCATATACCGAAAAAAATCAAGAGATGGATACGAGTTTCTAAGAATAGATAACAAGTTTAAATTTGTCTAAATATGATTAATGGATCAATATCAATTAATTTCACGTTGGATACAAGGTAACATACCTGGTAAGATACTACCCTGGCAGATAGACTTAGACACTACAAATATCTGCAATCAAGCCTGCTATTACTGCAACACCGAGCAATTCAGAAATGACTTGCCGGTGTACCAGTCTGTGGAACAGTATAGCAAACTCATTGACAGACTACATACGTGGAGACAACATGACAGTAACGTCATAGGTACATTAAGTAATGTAATCTTTAGTGGTGGAGGTGAACCTACATTACTTCCAGGCTATGAAGATTTACTAGAGGATGTAATTGACAAGGGTTATGTTGCCGCAATGAATACAAATGGTACAAAGTTACATAAGTTATTAACTATCAATACTGATAAGCTAAAGCGCATGGCTTATGTAGGACTTGATATTGATAGTGGTAATCCTAATACGTATGAGTTAATACGTAATAGTAAAATGTCAGCTTGTCCATTTGATAGAGTTAAAGAGACTGCAAAAGAGTTAGGTAGTAGGGGTGTTCCATTAGATGTAAAAGCATTGTTAATGCCGGAGAACACAAGTCAAATAGAAATCAACAGCATATTTGAATATGCAAAAGATGTGAAAGCACGTGCAGTGCATTTACGCCCTATGGTTTTGAATGGACATAGTTTCATAATGAATGATGAAGTCGCAAACAGAATCAAAACTGCAAGCGAATTCTATGGTATCAAGGCAGATGTATCATTGGGTAGATATGATGCAAGAGAATACAGACGATGCCACCAGATGTTTTTGTTTCCTAGTTTTTGTGCTGACGGAAACATTTATCTATGCTGTGAGTACAAGGGTCGAGAAGATACTAAATTAGGCTCTTGGATAGATGATGATTTTAGAGATATATGGTGTAGTGATAAGCACAAAGAAATTTATAATAACTTTATAACAAGTTTTTGTAAACCTTGCAGACCTAACTCAACTAATAACAAAATACAATAT